CGCTTATACGGGTTAAAGTTGAATCGGCGAGCAAGCCTGGTTATTGCTCGCTAGCGGTAGGAGAAATCTCCCAGCCGCTCCGATGTTGTAATTTTGATCTGCTAAAAAGCGGTGCTTTGACGATATTATCTGAGACCGATAATAATGTCTCAGACGTCGTTCCAAAATTTATTGTTATCTGCGCGAATACTAATACGCCATACACTTTCGTGAATGAGTCGTCAGCCAATGATTTTGTTCGAAATCAATTGACCAATCATCCGATGAAAGTTTTTCACGTTTTCACTTATCATAAAACCGGAAAACTTTCTCCTATCGAGATTGATTGGTCAGAGTTTGTTCTAGCTGAATAGGGATTCTCAAATTCAGCAGAGCTCGGGATCTACCGGATTTTTCTTCTCCTTCTGTCCGGTAGATCCTTTGAATTAGACGTACGAGGTATATGATGAAAAAGTATGAGATATGCGATAAGGTGTACGATCCGCTGAGAAAGTTGGAGCTTTGCAGAATTAAAGCGGTAAGAGATTTTGGTGGAGTCAGAAGTGGGGACATTGGAGGCTGGATCCAGTCGGGAGAAAATCTTTCCCACGACGGAAACTGTTGGGTCTACGGCGAAGCCCGAGTATACGACAACGCCAAAGTCTATGACAGCGCGAACGTTTACGATTGTTGCGAAATTTATGGCGATGCTAAGGTTTACGGCGATGCTGAAATTTTCGATAAGGCCCGCGTGTTAGACCGCGCCAAAGTTTTCGGGGACTCGATACTTGAAGACTCTGTAAGTGTTCGGGGTACGTCTTGGATATACGGACACGGTCGGATTTCAGACTGGGCCGTCGTTCGCGGAAGTAGCATTGTCTGTGGTCATGGATGGGTATGTGAAAACGCCACCGTTTTTGGAAATTCTCAGATCGGCGACTGGGGAGTAGTAAAGGGTACCATTGTTCTGGATAGCTGTCGTATCAGAGATCGCGCAATTGTTGGATCCGATCCATATTTGCAAAATTATAGCAGCATAAAAGATTGCGTAATAGAAGATCACGGAAGGGTTATGAATTCCGCGGTGATTGTCGGTTGCACTATTTCAGAACATGGAGTTGTGTCTGAGCGACAACACGTTTCAAGTTGTCCGAACCCTATAACGGTTGACCTTTCAAAGGATCTGATCGCTTCTATTTTGTTACAGACTGGCCTGTCACCCCTGAACGGAGTTCTAACATGCTGGAAACGGGTAAGGTCAGATTTAACTAGCGTGTATGATAAGACTTTTGTCTACAAGGTAGGCGAATGGGCTTCGGTTAAATACTATGATGGATGCGCTCAGTCTTCGTGTTCTTCTGGCCTGCATGTCTCTCATGCAAATCATTGGCCAGGTGGCGATAGAATCATTCAATGTAAAGTGAATGTTGAAGATATTATAGCGGTTCAGGAGGGAAAGATCCGATGCAAAAGACTCTTTGTAGAGGGAATTTGTGATTAATTTGATGTTTACATTTGCTTCTCAATAGTATATAATGCAACCATCAGAGGAGAAAATGATGAAACCATTCCATAACGTTTGTTCCGTAAAACAAGACAGCATTTATGTCGTAATTAAACTCGAATGCGGCAAAACCGTTGTAATCACCTGCATGTCAGATTCCGATGCCCGAAAAATAACTGACACGTTTATAACCGGAATCGAAATAACATAATAGAAATGAATGGCCCCTTTCCTAGGATTGGGGCCATTCGTGTGTTTACAATGAACCACATTTATGATATAGTAATTCTAAGGTAAAAACATAAGGAAACACGATGGAAGACCGAAACGGATTAAAACTTAGTTCTGTATCTGAGACACCAAATGCATATTACAAGTCTCATATGCATTTGAGAACAAAAGATTTTAGAGCTCGGGCCTGGACCTCGAAACCTAAAAGCACGATAACGATTGGATCCTTCGCGGACGCCAGAGATGCTGCCTATGTCGCCGAACAATTCGGATTAACCTATTCAAATGATCAAATTGACGACTTCACACTGTCGGGCAGCTTCCGCGAGATTGCAAAGGATTTCATCAAAAATATCTCTATTCCCGAGTGGCGATATCCTTCTGAGAATGTAACATTCAAAGAACTTGAGGAAGGGGTCTATAAGACCAACCGTTCTTCGGACGCAAGAGAGGCTTTGCGGGATGTTATTATTTCCAGAAAAATGTCGTTTCCCCCAATCACCAGGGTTAAAGCTATAATCGCGGAAGTCGAGAAAGAGTATTCTCTCGGATTAAATTACCGAGATGCCGCCCAAAAAGTTCTAAAAGGATACGAGAATGATACAAGCGCTTAAGATCGTCCGCCACGAAGACGATTTCGTCGAGGCTGAAGTTTTTGAAAAGATCGACGATAAAGATTATAAATCAGTAGGCGGGGTTTCTGGAAAACCGATGGACGTCAAGCGTGCGATAAGTAGAAAATTTCCGCGCATGTCGCATCTAATATTTATGGATTCTTGTGTATCGATAGCTTCTGAAGATCTTTTCGACCTAAGCATGCAAATCGCAGATTTTGAGAAGGATTAATTCCGATGAAAATATATTCAATGTCTCGTCACGACGGAAAGCGTCAACTACCCCCAGAGTTTTACTCGGAGTCTTTAGACTCGATGGTGAAGTATCTAAAAAATAGAAGTAACGAAGAATTGATCGTTTTAACGCATAACGTTAAACTATATAGCGCTATCATGAACAAATCCGACAATGAATATTCTATAATCCGTCAACTGAACGCCAAAATTCGCAAAGAGTCATATTTTATTGAGCGTACAAATTCTTCAGCATTCATCGATATCACCATGAAAAATATAAACAATCTTATGTATTTTCATCCAAAATACAACGAAAACATCGGATATTCAGTCAATGAGATTCAATTAGTGCAAGGAAAGGACTAATTCTGATGAAAATATATTCAATGGTGAAGTACGATGAAGATAATCATGCAATGGTTAAATTTTATGCGAGATCTCTAGATTCGATGGTGTCGTATCTAGAAAAAAGGAGTATTTCTAATACGTATTCTCTGGGGCATGATATTGAATTATACCGAGAACTCATTGATAAATCAGATCATGTTAAAGAAAAAATTAATAAATTGATTGCTAAAATTGGCCGTGAACACGATTTCATAGATCATAGTATTTCTGATGCTTTTATGTGCCTCACGATGAAGAACATAACAGCTCTTATGTCCCACCATCCGGAATTTAACGAAAATCTCGGATATGTTGTAGAAGAAGATGACGTTATTTAATGAGGAAACCCGTATGAACGACCCCTGGATTGTGTCAGATACCCACTTTGGCCATGCCAATATGTACAAATTCGTCGACAAAAATGGCAAACCAGCGAGACGCTGGGATAACTACGAAGAAGCCGATGAATATATGGTAGAGCGCTGGAATGATGTTGTCGGAAAATTCGACAGGGTTTACCACCTAGGCGACGTTGTCATTAATCGACGATTTCTTCCAATTCTTAATCGTCTCAACGGTCGTAAAATACTCATTAAGGGAAACCACGACATCTTCAAGTTGAAGGATTATTCTCAGTATTTCGATGATATTCGGGCGACCCAAAAGCTAGACGTCTTCATTATGTCACATATTCCCATTCACCCTGATTCTATTCCACATTGGTGCTCTGGAAATATTCACGGTCATATGCACGGCAACATTCTTCCAGACAAGAGATATTTCAACGCATCTGTAGAGCAGATAAAGTATACTCCTATCACCTTGTCGGAAATAAAACGCGTAATGAGGGAGAGATAAAATATGTTGATTAAACTAGACGGAAACTACGGAACCCGGGAATACCCAGAAAACCGTGTCGTGCTCTATTGTATCGACGCGCCAGGCGCGTTCCCTATACATGGACGTGTTGGCTTGGAATTACGGTCTTGGCGTTCGGATGGCGTGCCACGAGTATACGGCACCGCGTTGGAACTAGTTCCCCTGCAGGTCCCACCGAAAACTCGGCCGTCGGTTAATTGGGACTATGTTGACGATAAATGGAACTATCTGGTAAAGAACGCACTGGGGATGTTATTTTTCTATTCCGACTGCCCTACTTCCTACACACAATTCTGGACTGGTAAACATTGCGTTAGAGGAGAAATCATACGCGGCATAAAAGAGGGAACATGCGATTGGAAAGATAGTCTGGTGAGGAGACCAGCATGAAAGATATAATCGGCTTTGTGTTGTTTCTCGCCTTAGTGGGGTTCCTAATATCCCCCGCAAACCTAGGCAAATTCGCAGCAAAAATACACACAGGATATGCGACGGAGATGAACAAATGAAAAACCTATTTTGGATTGCCGTGAATGGGGTGAATCCTAAATTATCAAGAGGAACTATGGGGTATAGAATTTTCGAACACGGAGTGGGCCATCTGACTGACTTGTCGGGCCGAGACGGCTGGACAAATGTAATCGCCTACGCCCTTGAGCCCAAAGAGCCAGCCCTCGCTTTGGTCGAGGTCGTGAAGCTAGCCTTAGAGAATCGATATGAAACTAACGCAATTGCCCGGGCGAATTTACTTAGCGCCATCAGAGCCGTAGAGGACTCAGTGTAAAAACTTGTTTACTTTAGTTTTTATTTGTGATAGACTGTATGAAAGAAACAAAGGATATGATCAAATGGAAAACGATGTAATTCAAGAACTCAAAGAGCTTAAACGTCTCGGCGTTAGAGTAACAGATAAAGCATTCGCGCTTGTTAAAGATTCCATAGCCGATGGAGAGTACGCCTCAGTCCAAGAGATTGCTGATATGTGCTTATCGTGTCAAGATATAGGAGTATAGTAAAATGGTTGATCGCAAATTCACGCCGCCAGGCGATGGCGAAGTCCGGGAATACGTCACGCGTGACGGACGGCTCGCAAGGGCTTATCTCCACAACGGCCTCCTCTACGGGGATATGCAGGGGTGCATGATGAAGTGGACTAAGGACGGGGCTTATGTTTTCGCGCCCGACGTGGGTGTAAGACTATTTGACAAACCCAAGATCCGCGATGTTACGGTATGGGTGACTATGTACGCAGACGGGTCACGGCATATCTGTGGGTATAAGCCTACGTTACTAAAGGGCAGCCCTACCTCACGCACAAAACACACCCTAACAATCGCGGAGGGCCAGTTCGATGAAGATGGTTGATATACGCCCAACAGAAGGCTTTGACGAGTACGAAGTAAACGGGGGACCAGTTCGGGTAATCTGTGTTGATGCTCCCGGCCCCTTACCCGTGATTGCGGCGTCGTCTAAGGGTGGTCTTTTTCGCCGCCGGAAGAACGGAACATACGACGGCGAACACCCCATCGCCAAACAGAAGCGCCAGCTGAGGGAGATTTGTCGATGGGAAAACCCAGATGGGAATTTGGATCATATCACCATCGCGCAGCAAGATGATTTGCGGATGATTGTTCGGGCCACGATCGCGCTGTGTCAATGGAAGTGTGGAGTCGCGGTTAAGCCTTGGCACTTCACAGCTCAACGAAATGGGGAGTTTTTCCACAATGGAGATTAAACATAAATGTGTCTACAGTTTTACTCTTGGCGTCTTAGTTGGAGCGTTTCTAGCTGTTTTTTTACATTATAGGAACTATCGCGGTTGACGATAATATTATGGGGATAATTCGATGAAGATTGAACTCAAGGGAGACTACGGGACGCGGGAACACCCTGACGAGCGCGTGACGATCTACTGTGTGGATGCGCCGGGGGATTACCCTGTGCATGGGAGGATTGGGGAGTTGCAGTGCGGATGGGATAGTAATGGTACTTGTGCGCTTGCAATCGACTTTGACCTATTCCCCCTGCAAGCCAAGCCACTCACGCAACCGTCCGTTAATTGGGACCATATTGCCGATAAATGGAACGCTATGGCGAAGGATAAGGGTGGTTCGGTAAGGCTTTACGAACACCCGCCCGTAGCTGGTCGCGCGATGTGGTTCGATGGTGGGGCGTTTACCTACGCTGATGCTCTAGCCAGTCTAGACCCTGGTACTTGTGATTGGAGTGGCAGTCTGGTGAAGAGACCGACGTGAGGTCCGGTCCCGATTCGGTAGGGTTAAAACCCTTGTCGGAAAAAGTCAAAAAGCGCCGGAGTATCTTCTGTAATTCGGATGGTAGGTTTCCCCGAGATGTGGGGAAACCTACCCAAGTCGCAAATAAACTTAGTTGGATCCGCCTGCGCCAAGTCATCAAATCTATGGAGAATGAGTCATGAAAAACCTAACTTGGATCGCCTGCAATGGCGTAAAACCTGACCTGCCTGATGGGACGATGGGGAAGCGGATTTGGCGGACTAGAAATGGGGAGGTAGACGTGGGGATTGAGTTCAAAGACTTTTCTAAGCTAGTCGAATGGTCCAACATAATCGCCTACGCCCTCGAACCCAAAGACCCAGTACGGGAGTTAGCGAGTGCTATTAGGATTGAAATTCATAGAAACGAAACCAGTCTTCCAATTGTATATGAAGACGCTTTGAACTCGTATACAAAGGGAAATATGTACTGCGTCTTGGTTGGTGATTCTGTTCATAAATATCCTCTCTCTGGTCTATTTAGAGTCATCGAAGAGAAAGAGAAATCTCGAAGAACTAAATAAAGTTGTTTCGTTAATAATATCAAACGGTTTGATATTATTAACGAAACCTAAAAAGGATATCATAAAACTATGAAACAGAAAATAAAGGCTTATAAAGGATTCAACGACGACTGGACCTGTAAAGGATTCCAGTATGAAGTCGGAAAACAATACGAGCACTTCGGCAGTACTGAGATTTGTAAAAGAGGATTTCACGCTTGTGAAAACCCTGCTGATATTATTTCGTATTACGGGTTAAACAATAAATTCGCAAAGGTTTCTATCATCGGCGATGCTCAAAGAAGCACAGAGTTCGATAGTAAAATTGTTTCTGGCGTTATTTCTATCGACTCTGAATTAACCTTATTAGAGTTAACGACTGAAAGCATCAACCAGGCAACTTCAGAATATAGAGATAAAGAAGATAGTAACGTATCTGTTGTAGATTATGACAAATTAACTTCATCGGCGGGTTTCAATTATATTCTCGGAACTCATAGAGGGGCACTAATATGCTCCAATTTTCCTAGAATACAAATTACTACAACCGGTGATCGAAGTAACATATCCAATAGCGGATGGGCCGCAAGAATCTTTAATAGCGGCTACCATACCAACATAGCAAATTCCAGTAAGCTCGCACAAATTCTAAATATCGGCGATTCTGTGTCTATAACAAGTGCGGGATTTGGCACTGAAATATTTAGTAGCGGAAGCGAATCTTTCATCACTTGCTTTGGTGATGATGATTCAATTCAAGTTATTGGATCCAGAAGTGCAATCGTTTCTTCTGGTCAACGTACAAAAGTTAAAGGCGTTTTTGGCACTCATATAAGTCTTGCTGAATACGCGAATAATAAAATTATCGGTTTGGTGACCGCTCAAGTTGGGTTCGGTGGAATAGAACCCGATACATGGTATCGAATTTCTTGCGGAAAAATGCAAGAAATCGCATAACGCTGTTTACATTCGCGCTCGCATAATATATTATCTTCTTAACGAAATACAAAGGAGATAATAAAATGGGCGCCGCAGATTTTTCAGTAACAGTTAAAGCTAAAACAGCAAAAGAAGCTTTCCATATCGCAACAGAAGAAGCTAAGTATATGCATGGACACGGCGGTTATACTGGAACCATTGCAGAAAAATACGAATTCAAAATAGTCCCCACATCGAAGAAGCAGAAACGGACAATTCTCAAAGAGATGGACAAACTCTGGGATGATAGTCGTTCAATAGTTCATGATAAATGGGGTCCATGTGCCTGCGTTAAGCTCCCAAACGACGAATGGCACTTCTTTGGAACTGCTTCTTGCTGAACTTACATTAGAAAGTTGATAAATGGAAACGATAAATTACAGTTCAAAGATTTTCGTCGGAGTGAATAAAAATTCGCTTGGGTATTTAATTCCGTATGAAAAAACCGAAACCCAAGCGTTCAAAGATAAAGAGCAACGGGTTATAACTTGGACGAATCTGAATTACAGTTCGTCATTCGATGTTAAAAATCCGAGGACCCCTACAACAACAGTTTTGGATAACGAACCGTTATCCGGATTTGAGATTAGAAACGTCGTATCCAGATACTCAACGAGCAACAAATTATTCAGAATACGCGACCCGCGCGGCTTTTATCTGGAAATTTACGCAAAAAATCTCGAATATCTGATCTCAAATTGCACGATAAAACGTGGAAATATTATGGAAGACCTTGTGTGGGGGCGGCACAACGGTAACATATTTTTATCCACTGCCTCCGACGAATCTTACGCTCGATTTCTATCTGGACAAAAACCAGGTATCGGAACTCTGCCAAAGGTTGGAGAAACATTTATCAACAAAGTTGGTTTGGTTTATAAGTTTATCGGTAAAAAGTACGTCAAAACCATAAGTTCCCGGATGCTACCTCGTCCATATCCATATCGATTATCCGCCCCTCGCGAATACGAGCATTCTGTTGATGGCGATGCAAAAATTAGATACATCTATCAGTCCTCGTCCCCATATCACTTTTATTATATTCGAAAAACACCAATGCGAAAATTTTTCGATACAACTGAAACACTCGACGCGACACCGGATGAATGGTCGACATTTACGTTACCGATAGACCGGTACCGGGCGGATACCTATCTAGTTAAATTATACGATAACACAAAAGATTTGCTGAACGACGTAATGACATCAGAAGATGCTGAACGGGTATTCAGAAAGTTAGGAAAAATCCAATGAATATTACTCTAAACATTCAAGACTTTATGGATAAGATATCAGAGGCAAACGAATGTGTTCGAAAAGAATATCATCTGACTCTTGGTGAACTCCTCGACCATTTGGAAAAATTGGAGTGTAAAGAGGAAAAACTCATTCCGTCTTTGTGTAATCCTCATAGTTATCGCGGATACTACACTGACCTCGCTTTTGCGCTTTCGGATAACCCACTTAGTATTGATGACACCATTTGTTTGCTGAAAAACTGTCTCGGAAAGACATTTGATGGATACAAGGGCGGAAGTTATACGATGAACCGTGATGCACCCTTATGGTGCGCAGAATATGGCGACACGGGTTACGCAATCATTGATATCACCAAAAACGAATTATATGTGAAAAAGTTGCATTAACTTATTTACATCTGGGTCCGGTATGTTATAAGCTAATCAGATCAGAAAAAGGATACGATATGAGCGGAATTTATGAAATCCTCGAAGAATTAAATCTCGAAAATGGCTCGAACTATAAGATGGGCGTTCTCAAAAAGTATTCAGATAACAAACTTCTGATACGAGTTCTTGGAATGACCTACGATAAAGTGCGGTTTTCGTACGGGGTAACGATGAAAAACGTCGATATTCCGCCGAGACCGTATCCGAATTTTAGGCGTTCACTCCCAGAGGTTCTTGATATGTTGCGGTTCTTCGTTAACCGAGAATACTCAGGAAACAATGCTCTAGAGGTCATGTCAGATATGCTCGCGTCTCTGAACGAAAAGGACGCTGAGGTTCTGAAAAAACTCATCGGTCGAGACCTGAAGATTAACATGGGTCGGTCGAATATCAATAAGGTCTTCAAGAATCTCATCATCAAGCCGATCTATATGCGGTGCGGAACATTCAATGAAAAGACGAAAAACAAGATTAATCCAGTAGGCGCTTTCATTCAGTTGAAAGCTGACGGAACTTATCGAGAGGTCCGGGTCCAAAGAGGCTCAGTCTCAATTATGTCTCGTTCTGGCGAAATGGATACGAACGATATCATCGCCGAGGAAATGAGTTCCTTCCGCCCTGGATATTATTTTGGGGAATTCACCGTAGAGGACGAACACGGAAAAACTCTTAATCGAGCTGTTGGAAATGGAATCATCAACTCCGATATTACTCGAATTCCAGGAATTCGATTCTCGGTGTGGGACTTTGTTACCGAAGAAGAATACGCCAGGGTGATGAACAAAGAAAAGGGAGTTACTCGGTATCTTGTTCGTTTTAATCGCCTTACCGAGGAGATTAAAAAGCGTTCCGCCCGGCACGTCTCTTTGATTCAGTCCCACGAGGTAAATTCTATTTCTGAGGCCCTTAAAACCGTATCAGAATGGATGGCGGATGGTTACGAAGGTGGGATTCTAAAAGATCGAGATGCTATTTTCAGGGATGGAACTTCTCCTCAACAGCTCAAACTCAAACTTGAGATTGACGCGGAGGTCAGGATCATGGGTTTCACCGAAGGGACCCCAGGCACTGCCAGAGAAAAGACTTTTGGGGCAATTGAGTTCCAAACCGATGATGGTAAAGTGAAAGGCCGAACATCAGGCTTTACTGATGCTCAACTGAAAGACTTTAACTCTCGGCGTGAGGAACTTACTGGACAAATCATGACAGTGCAATTCAACGATTTGACAAAGGCCCGAGATAATGATTACTGGGCCCTGTCTCATCCTCGGTTTATCGAGATTCGCCTAGATCGGGATGATACCGATACGCTCGAAAGGATCGAAGATTCTAAACGGATGGCGATGTCTCTCTAATTTAAGGAATGCAAAATGGATAATCCCGCCAATATAGCAATCTTATCCGCTGAAGACGGCGGATATGTTATCGCCGATGCTGATAATCGTTCAAAAATAGTTGGAGTATCAAAGTCTAAAACGGAACTTAAATTCGCCCTTTCTAATTTTTTCGAATTTAATGAATATTCTGACGTTCATATAAACACGATCGAGAGTTTCGTCAAATTGATTTTGCTGGGCGAGAAGATTGATGCCATCAAATATCTGCGAAGGATGAACGGCTGCGATCTTATGGACGCCAAAAGGTCTGTGGAATACATTCTCAGCGTAAGATCTCTTTATATGCAAACGAATGCGCCGTAAACTTCTGAAATGAAAGGGTTTACATTAGCTCCATATTAGATTATACTGTAATAGCAGACAAAAGGAGAACAAGATGTCTACTTCACTTTATGATTCGTATAACGACCAGCTTGCTGATCTCTCAGAGATCGAATTTAAGTCGGAAATCAAACGTTGTATCCGACACGGCGCCTCTAGTATCACAGAGGCTATTACTTGGATGTTTGATGCGTCTGGGTGCCTCTTCTTTTCAGAATTCCTCTACGAACGAGGAATTCTTTCAACGGAATATGGCAACGAATTGGAGTATAATAATGAAAAACTCTAAAGAGATATTGCTCCGCGAATCCAAACAAGAATTTGCTGACGCCGCACTTTCCATTTTTGGACTAGGCGGTGCCACCGCTCTATCGGATTCGATTATCACTGAGGCGGCGCATCTAAGTCCGCTGGAGATGAAAAAACTATCGGCCAAACTAGAGTGTCTTACTCGTAAGTTGTCCATCCTGAATTCGTACTCAGCAGAACAAGAACAGACCGCATGGACAGACAAACGCGTAACAGCGCTTAAATTTATGTGGGCCGCTGGCAAAAATCACCAGCAGATAACCAAAAAACTCGGTGGTGTTACGATCAACGGTGTGATCGGAAAGATTCATCGTTTGGGTTTACCCAGCCAGGCGACATTCTTAGAAAACTCACATTCTGACGAACCGGAGTATAATAATGAAAAAACCGAATAAAGGTAATTTGACTAACTCAAGGGGTATGTTTATCGACGCTGCATTTTCCGTCTACGCTCATGGCGCTGCAGATGCTCTATGCGATTCCATTTTTTATGTCGTGAGTCTTTGCTCCGCCCAAGAAATAGAAGTGCTTTCAAACCGATTGGGCCGCCTTGCCCACGAACTCGAAAGACAAGACAATGAATAATAATTCGCATGCCTACAACCATCCAGAATTCGTATTTGTGTTTGGATCAAACCTCGCGGGAATCCACGGCGCGGGAGCCGCTCTGTATGCAGAAAAATTTTACGGAGCAAAGAAGAACGTAGGAGAAGGATTAACAGGAAATTCGTATGCCCTTCCTACGAAGGACGAAAATATCAAAACCCGTTCACTTGACGATATTGAGGAGTCTATAGAAAAATTTCTAATTTGCGTCTCAAAGAGCCCGGATAAGCATTTCGGAATAACGCCAGTTGGCACTGGGCTGGCTGGATATTCGAAAGGTCAAATCATCCGGCTCTTTATGAAATACGCCATTCCTGATAACGCGTTCTTCTATCGTCAATGGTTTCAAGAGTAAACCATGAAGCGATTTCTTGGATTTCTAATATTCTTCGTTCCGATATTTTTTGTGGGATCATTCTACGAACAGCAGAATCCTGTCGAGACTCAATCTTCTTTGACCAAACTCCGACCCAAACCTAGGCCAAAGAATTTTAAAATAATGCATCTTAGACCGAAGCATCGACCGGTCGCATACTTTCAGGATGAATTTAGAGTCTCGACTGGACCTATTAGAATACCCAGTTGGAAGCGTCAATTGAAATGCATGACCTTGAATTTGTACTATGAAGCTCGCGGAGAATCAGAATTAGGACAATCTGCCATAGCTTGGGTAACCATGAATAGAGTCGCTTCTAGACATTTTCCGTCTTCAGTTTGCGGTGTTGTTTTTCAGAAAAATCAGTTCTCTTGGTATTCAAAAGGGAAAAAATACCGGCCAACAGATCTGGTTTCTTACAGGCGCGCAGAATTTCTGTCTCGTATCGTTATGGATGGATATATTCATAACCCAGACCCAACCAATGGCGCAGATCATTATCACGCGACATCGGTTTACCCTAGATGGGCAAATAAATCGAAAATGGTGGCGTCAATAGGTCGGCACCGTTTTTACTCTTTATACAAATGAAAGGAATATCATGGACTTAGCAATGAAAAAGAATATCGTAAGGGCTGTGCTAATTATCGTCCTTCTATTATTGACGGTTTCCGTACCCCCGGAGTACTTAAACTCAGCCTCAGATTCCAACGTCGTCTTGGGAATCTCTATGATTATATCAAACGCAATTCTGTTTATTATCGTCGTATCTGGAAAGAAATTCAATAAATTTCTAAACAAAATTCTAAATTAACATTTCTTAAACAAAGGGAAAATTTTATGGGTAAAATTGGCGCAGGCCTTATAGCGGTTATGGTTTTCGTTCTGGCTATCGGAACGTATTACTGGGCAAATATGAAACGCGTAGAGGCGGGATACGTCGGAATCAAGGTCGATTTGCTGGGCTCTGCAAAGGGAGTATCTAGTGTAGAGGTTGGACCTGGAAGGTATTTCATCGGCATTAACGAGGATTTGTATATCTTTCCAACATTCGCGGTTAACTACGTTTGGACAAAGGATCCAGCAGAAGGATCAAAAAACGACGAATCGGTTACATTTCAATCGATCGAAGGCATGAACGTTTCTGCGGATATTGGTATTACATACAGCGTAGATCCTAAAATGGTCTCGGATCTGTTTCAGCGATATCGTAAAGGTATCAACGAAATTACTGATGTCTATCTTCGAAACGCAGTCAGAGATTCTTTAGTTTCTTCTGCATCTCAGATGAAAATCCGACAAATATACGGCCAAGGGAAGAACGATCTAATGGCCTCAGTTGAGTCCAGAGTTCGAACTCAAGTGTCTAAGTATGGTATTAATATCGAACGTATTTATTGGATCGGCGGCCTCCGGTTACCGAAGTCTGTTGTACAATCGGTTAATGACGAGATCGCGGCAACCGCTAAGTCTCGACAGCGCCAAAACGAAGTTGAAGCCGCCAAGGCCGAGGCTAATAAGGCCAGGGCAAAAGCCCAAGGTAAAGCTGATGCGATCTTATCCGTCGCCACGGCTCAAGCGCAGGCCAATAGTCTATTGGCCCAAAGTCTCAACCAGACCATCATTGATTACGAGACCGTAAAACGTTGGGACGGGAAGCTTCCAGTCTATACGGGCGCCGGCACTCCTCTGATTAATATATCAAAATAAGTGTTTACTTTTAGGACTCTTTGGTTTATAATTCTTCAAAGGGTCCGAAAACATAAATTTAAGGATTACAGGAGAAATGAATAAAAATGAAATGAAAAAGTTCATCAGAGGCAAATTCGCGGCTGCATTAGAATTTGCCTGTAAGGATGAAACCGGCCGAACTTTCGGCAGAGATTTTGGCTTAAACGAAAAAGACCAACTTCTCGCCGCCCGAATTTGGAAATCTGAATATGACAGAGTATTAAGGAAAATACAAGAATGACTAGAGTTACGGAATCTGAACTTAAGACTTTCATCGAACGTTATGAACGACTGGAAGCCGAAAAAACAGACATAAACGATCAGCAAAAAGAGGTTATGGCGGAAGCTAAATCTACTGGCTACGATACCAAGGCTCTCAAGCACTTGGTAAAACTGAGGAAAATGGATCCAGACGATCTCGAAAATCAGGAAGCCATTATCGAATTATACAGAGAAACTATTGGAGTTTAAAATGGACAGAACAGAACTATTAGAATTTCTAAAAGATGGAATATCCCTGGTGTCCTTTAAGAGGATCGATGGAAGTACGCGGGAAATGCGCTGCACTTTAGACGAAAAGTATTTGGTGACACCGCTCGCGGATGGCATCAACGACGGAAAAACCGTCACCGTTTGGGATATTGAGAAGAGCGCCTGGAGAAGTTTTTTCCCAGCCGCTATAGTGCATAAATCAAAAGCATTGTGAGACAACATGGCAAGTATTGCGAAATTGGCTAAAAGAAAAAAAGTAAAAAAGGTCTTTTCTCGAAGAGCTCAGACCGGGATACTTGCCGCCCCACAAAAATCATTTGGGGCCTTTAACGATTACATCCGGTGCGAGGTAGATAAAAAAGAGATAATCGAATCGATAAAGGGATTCGTCAAAACGACGTATTCAAAGAGGGATATAAAACTATCTTCGTACGCACCAGAATCTGCCTTCTATGCTCCTCACATATGCGCAACGATTGAATGGAAAAATCTAGGAAAAACATTTCCTGATGGATGGAATGATACTACTGCTTTGTCGTCTTTTAAGACCGGCGTCTTAAAATATAAAAAGCCAGCCGAGCTCAAAAGAGAGACGAGTTCTGGTATTTCGAAAAACGATAAAGTTCTAGACTCTCTGATGTGCAAGATAGAAAACGTAATTGATGAATTCTATGATACCAAAACTGAGTATAATCTATACGGAGAACTGGTGTCCTTAGGAGTGCCGGTATCGTCAGCAAAGTACATCATTGGATATTACTCTAGACAACTAGAAGAGATCAGCGAGCTGATAACCAAGAAGCCCAGAGATTTAATAGAGGCCTATTCTCATAGGACAAAATCCCAGATAAAACGATTTCATAAATTTCTGTCATCCATTATCTCTGATGCTGATTCCTATATAAATGCTTCGAAGAATTCCAGAAAAACCAGGAAACCTAAGATAAAAACAGCACAATCCCAGATAAAGAACCTGAAATACATGTCTGAGTCTAATTCATTGCGAATAAAATCAATTGATCCGATAAAGATAATTGGAGCCAATCGTCTATTTTTATTCAACACGAAATATTCGAAGCTGACAGAATTGGTATCTTCTTCTGGTTTCGAGATAAAAGGTATGCAAATTCTGAATTACGATAAGACGATTTCTAGAGAGGTAAAACTTAGAAAACCTGAAGAATTTCTTCCGATAGTATTGTCGAAAATGCCGTCCTTTATCAACAATCGATGGAAAGAACTGACGACGAAAACAGGATCAACCAACGGTAGACTGAACTCTAACACCCTTATATTGAGAGTACTATCAAAATGACGACAGATAAAACCGAATTTCTAACAAAGGCAAAATTCAGTAAACTGGTTATAAAAAAGTGTAAAATATCAAAGTTGAACACCATGGACTCAGTTCTGAATTTGTGCGTCGAGTTCTCTATAGATCCTCTTGACATACGAAAATTTATCAACAAGACCGTGAAGCTTAGATTGGAGTCGGAGGCAGTCAAATTAAATATGCTAAAACACGAAAATGACAAAAATATGCTAGAACTTTAGTATAAATACGTTTGTGATACTGATTATTATGATACGAAGAAATCCAAACATACAAACATAAACGGGAAATAAGAATGTCTTTCGCAGAACTAAAAAAACGAAAAAACTCAAACAAAATCGAAGAACTAAAAAAGGCCTCTAAGTCTGAGGATAAGAATTACACAGACGTTAGATTTTGGTCTCCAACACGAGATGATGCTGGAAACGCCTTTGCTACCATTAGATTTCTACCAAACAAATCAGATGATGGTCTTCCCTGGGTAAAATACTGGGATCACTTCTTCAAGGGTCCGCTTGGACAATGGTATATTGAAAAGTCTCTATCTACTCTAGGTAAAGACGACCCAGTAGGGGAAGAAAACTCCCGTCTCTGGAACACTGGTGTTGATGATAACAAAGAAATCGCCCGTAAAAGAAAGCGCCGTCTGCATTACGTTTCTAACGTTTATATCGTAGACGACCAAGGAAATCCTGAAAATAACGGCAAAGTTATGCTGTATAGCTATGGTAAGTCTGTAAAAGATATTATCGATGATGCCATGGAACCGGAGTTTCAGGATGAAAAACCCATTGATCCGTTTCATTTTTGGAATGGAGCAAACTTTAAACTGAAAATTAGAAAGGTGGATGGCTGGCCTAAATACGATAAATCATCGTTCGGATCAGTCGAAGCCCTATTTGATACAGATGAAGAAATTGAGAATGTTTACAATAAACTTTACGATATTTCTGAATTTGTTGATCCTAAATCGTTTAAGACTTATGAACAGTTGAAAGAACGATTTAATCGAGTTCTTGGTTTAAATAACACCAGGAAAATAGATCCTGAATCCGAAACAGAAAATTTCGGAAATGAGGAAGAAAGTAACGAAATGACCTCAGAAGCATCGGATGTTTCAACAGACATGGATGATGAGATGGCATTCTTTAGAGAAAGCCTTGCTTCTTAGATCATCACGTTCGAGGTCTGTTCATTAGGATAGAATATATTCTCTGTCGTCGAAGTTACCGATTTTCTGATGTTGTTACGCGGCACGATGATTAGGTTTTTAGACTTAGAGAATATGCTATTATCATAGTTTATAGACTTGATATTTGTAGCATTAGAGGGACCATTGATTAAAAACTTTGGTCTCTCTTTTTTTGCTGGAACGGTGTACCGAATTTTGTTTGGAACCGGTCTTTTTGTTTTTGTCCTAAAATCGGGTGGATACATTTTTTCCCAATACCCAGGGCTCGACATTTCCGGTCTGGTCATTCCAGTCGATATCGACGGTCCGAATACATCGTAGGTTTTCATGATCTTAGCGGCCTTTGCGTAGTTACCAACCTTTGCGTATTCCTCCGCAATACGAGTAGCTTCAAGAAGGGTATCAGACAGAGATCCCTTTGTTATTACCGGGATCCCATCTTTGAATTCGTATTTCTTGTGCATCCTTTTATTTACTGAATCGGACATAATGGCTCGATCGCTTCTAATTCCGAATTTTTTTCTTACGGAATCCGATAGTCCCTGAAGGGTGGACGTTAGCGACTTCAGAAACGGTATTTGTTCTGCTCGTTTTACTATTTTGGCGTCGTGCCGTTTAGATACAATGAGATACGCTTCCTTTTTCGTTAATCCCTTTTTCTCTAAACTCATCATCTCATGGCGGCGACTCATTATTCCTCTGTATATTTCAGTTGCTGCGATCGCGGTTGTAATCGGTAGAGATAATTTTCTCAGGGCAAACATTGCAATACCTAGAGCCCGTTTTGGAAATAAGGCTATTCCATACTTAATTATTGATGCGACTTTGCTTGACCGCTTTTTTATATAGGGTTTAGATTTTGCGTTTTTACGTCTTTTCCGGATTGTTTTTGTTTTATAATCGACCACTCCTCGATCTTTTACCTTTACTTGGGTTAGCGCTTTTGCTTTATATTTCCTAAAAAAGGTTTCCAGGAATTTCTTCAGGGTCGTCACCAATTCCTGTATAAGAATTTGAACCTTTACCTGCTCGGCGATGAAGACCTTCAGATGATCTAGTACGTCTCTGAATGTTTTCATCTCGCGATATCCATCGTAGATGGTACAGGATTTGCGTTCATATTCAGGCTGTTAGAATTCGTCGATGTTGACATGTTATTCTGAGGAGCGATGACAATTGTAGAGTTACTTTGTTCCAGATTAGAGTTTAAGGCATCAAGAGTTTGTAACTTTCCGGTATTAGAATTGGATCGCATCATTCTAGGCGAACTTCCGTAATTCTGCGCTTTGGGCGGAATGATATATGGATTATGCGACATTTTTACTGGATTCGGATTTGGCCTAGATATTGATCCATCTGAGTTAGATTTTCCATATTGTTTAAATTCAAACTCTTTTCTGTTATCCCTGCTCGGAAGGAAAAAGCTTTTATCATTAGTCACCATATATTCCCACACAGACGGATCCGTATATAGAGATGTGTCCAATTTGAATCCTTTTTCGAACAGCCCATCTCTATACTTCTCTGGAATCTGGTCCCAATAGAAAACCGCCTTTCCGCCTAATTCGGCCGCCCTCTTGTAGTCGAACCTGTACGCGGCAGCGAAAGCTTCATTTTCGTACTTAAAGAATAATTCATCGGGATGGAATTCGCCGTTTCCCATCATTAGGGTGTTCGATAATTTATCCCATCCAAATGACGATACCATATAGGCATCTCCAACCGTCCCAAGGATAGCTATGCCTTTGATTATCGTTCTTGTAATTGGATTGGATAGAAACTTTGTCGTAAATCTGCTTATCGCGGAACTTTCGGTTTTTGCATTACCTAGATTTTTTCGATAATGCGCCGCCGATCTTTTTGGCGCTCTCTTTGGTTTTATTCTCTGGGAGTCCGTAAGTATCAGCGGTTTTTCCGGAAAAACCGACAAGGGCTTAGAGGTATTAAAACGTTTTTGGGTTTTCACCGAGGATACAGGAGCATTACCCTCGGGAACGGCGTTAGTCAGGTGCGTTGAATTTTGGACTGGTACAGATGTTCTAACGTTTTTTATAGGATTGGCATCCTCTAGCAACGGATCAACTGAACCCATTGTTTTCGGTGAAATTCTACCATGTATTCTATCATTGTCTGATGCCAGAAGCGCATTTGCTTCATCGAACAGAGCATTCCGTTTTACCGGATCTGTTTCCATTATCGCTCTGTTGGCGAGATTTCTTGCTTTTCCGTTAACCCTAGAGCTTATTTTTAATCCATGCTTTTTTAGGGACTCAGACGCTGATCGAAGCCGGTCCGACAAGCTCACATTATCCTTAGCCATGCTTTTTGCTATAGTTTGCATATCCACGTCAGAATATTTTCCAAGAATGAATCTCTTCTCGTCGGATGCCAGTTGGGACAACTCAGCCTCTATATTGGCTTTAATTGTTGGATCATTTTCGAGTTCAATGAGTCTATTTAGAGTATCGTATTTTTCCGAGAACTGTTTCATTATACTTCTACGGGTAAATCTGAGCGTTTTTCCAGTTGACGCTATCCGGTCTCTGTAGGATTCAAGTTGATCGGCGGTTTTTCCTGATAGCCCCGCCAAGGTTATAGAATATCCCGCGCCGCTAAATCCATTATTTATCTGAAATGATTGTTTTTGCAGCTGTGGTCCATAGTCCATAGGAGAAACCGGATTTGGATTCTGCATATACATTGGTCTGTCGGGGTAACGTTCACGATCGTATCCCTTAGGATTAAAAGCATTTCCTGGAACGTGTGTAACTCGAGGCGTTCTAAACTTATATCCGTCTATCCGTTCTTGGTCTACCTTTTCCTTGTGCTTGGCAATAGATTTTGAGTCTAATTTTCCTTGACCATAGGCGCCTAGATCCCGTTTGAGCGATCGTTGATACGTATTTTGGTGAATTCTCTCAAGAAGCCCAACTGTTCCTTGATATGCCTTACCAGCCGCGTCAAGAGCATATGGAACAACGAACGCTCCCAGCCCTAGTTTTGCCGTTGTTTTTACTCTAGACCCACCCGAAGATCCTGAAGCGCTGTACGATTTATTTGAACTTGTCCCTGAGGGCTTTCTCTCGATTCTCGCTTCTTTGGCGTTAAGCGCCTCTCGATCAGAAATCGTTTTCTGATTTTTTATAAAAGTTTGCAGACTCCTATTAAGAGACGAAATATCGTTTCCTGTTCGTTTCGATATTGAGACACTTTGCTTTAAGGTCTCTTCTATTTGCCGAAGCTGTTTAGTGTTGTCTGTCATTATTTTCTAGTTCTTTTTGTTTGAGATGATCTAATAACATACTAAGATAAATTTCTCTTTCCCATGGTATCATATTTTCAATATCGTACAATGAATAGTGTTGGAATTGCATCAATTGAAAATTCGTCTTGTAGTGTTCGACGATGCTATCATGAGAAAGACATATTAAAAAAAATCAGATGATCCCTTGAGAGTTGTCTTGTTATCTTTTCCGCATTTTTCGCATTTGAATTCTATGTCCTTTTCGATTTCTGGTATGCTGTCGACAAACGCCTTAACCTTTTCAAACTGTATTGCAGTCATGGAATCTATGAATTCGGAAATTTCGTCCTTCGAGATATCAGATGCTTTCCATATCTCTTCTTCAGTTGATATATTATCAATACAATGTGCGAGCAGCTTTATGGTCGACGTTTCGGATTTTTTATCGTTCAACAGCTCGGAATCGTCTGATATACTAGAGTACGTCGGCCATTTCAATTGAACGGCGACCTGATCCGTTATTTGTATTTTATTCGTACCTTCTGGAATGTTCACGGATATTTCGTCGATATTGACTTTGACTTCAGTGTATTCTGAACACTCAGAGCACCGCATAAGGACATCCGCCGTTTCGCCGACCGATTTTGCTCTAATTTTCGCAAATAGATATTCAACATCGAACGTTGTTAGCGTTTTTGTATCAAAATCTCCGTCAATACACGCTGCTAGGGTAGAAACAACAGCGTCCATGATCGCCTTGTGATCATTGCTCTCTCCTGCAAGAAGAATTATTTTATCTTCTTTGACAAGATATGGTCTAAATTTTACCGTCAGCTGCGTCGACGGCACTCTCATTTCATATTTTGGTGTAGCATTCAGTATGGGTAAAAGCATAATAATTCCTTGTTAATCCGCGGATTCAAACCGGGTATGTTTAGATTTTGAGGGATTCCATATCCATCGTGTATACGTTAACGACACTCCAATATTAACCTGAGATCCGGGTTCTGCAGAATACCCGATATCCAATAATTGAACTGGATAAGCCCCAAGAAGCGTGATCGAGTATTGGACGTTATTGAGAGAGTCAACATGTTCTATTGTCACGTCTCTTTCGAACGTGTTTTTGTAATTTACCGTGTGACCCGCGTTATGATTTATGATCATCCGGTGCCAGGCCTCGAAATAACGTCTTACCCCGAAGTCATTAAGACCAATAAACGACATATTAACATCATCGTTCGCGAACCCCCAAGGAATCTTTTGAGATATCGTTCCTATGACCTTTTCAGATGTCAGAATTTGTTTTCCCGGCATGTTTACACTTCTGCATAGGGCGTCAAGACTTTTCGTTGATATCCCTGTTATGGGCGGAAGAAAGACCCGATAGATATTAGCTTTTGCTATACCCTGTCCCTTGGATATTTCTCCCTTTAGGTCTTCTATTCTGTATGTCATTTTCAGATGTTCTTTCTTGAATCTCTGTATACGTTCGATCTGCTTGATTTCTTGAAATCTGCGACTGGAAGCATTATTGCGATTTCCCATTCCGTTGCCGAAACCGTGGAAAACTGCGACCGAACGTGGGCCGTTAAGTAGTGCTTGAAGGCGGGTTTGAAATATCGTAAGGACTTCATCCCTTTTAGGAAGCCATAGGTTGCCTTAAATCTGGTAGTTTCATCGAATCGTTTATTGTTCGTTATGCGCATTAGCCCGTCGAATAGTTTTGCTCTGAGAAGAGGCGGCAAATAGTGCATGTTTATTCCATAGAACCCATCTGTGGCAGGTCCAACGACGATAATCAAAGGAAACCGGTCATAGTATGGGAGTGTATCTTTATGCTTCGGGTCGTACCAGAAAAAATTCATCGTACCTACGATTTCATTTTTTGTACGAATCAAAGGTTTTTCCATAAGCAAGGATTCTCGGTTTAGGGAGTTCATCTTGTGGGAACGCCGCCTGAACCAAGCTAATGATTCTTTTGTCCTAGGAGTAACGCCAGCTCTGAAAGCTTCTGCGGCAAGTCTCTCGAAATAATTTGACATGTATCTTCTTTGTTCTTTACGTTAATTCTATTTATTAGATTTTAGTGGTTTTTTCTTTAGGGGTTTCATCTTCGGATAAGGGTTCTTTGCTTTCATTATTCCCATGCTTTTGAGCGTATCTTCGGTCCAGATTTGAAATTCCCACTTTTTCGTCTTGGTGAATTTCTTTGCCGCCTCCCACTTGTTTTGGTTTTTCACGAATGTCAGACTTTCCGTCAGATACCGGTTCTTGTTCTTAGATTTTTTTGGCGGAACCGTTTCCTTTTTTGGCTTGACCTCAACCAATATCGTTTTGCCGTCCGCGAACGTTATCTTGAAATCGACAAAATATCTGTGTTGCCTGTTGTCGACGTCGTAAATATAGGGTATGATAGTCTCTTCAGACGAATAAGTCTTCACATCTTTTGATTTGTCGCACCACTGGAGAACCATAAGTTCCCAGGACGATCGATACACGATTTTTAGGATGTCACCCTTATATTTGTC